ACAACTTGAATAAATGATCTATAGTTTAATTTCATTATATTAGTTTCTAAATATTTTTGATAATCTATGTTTGAAGCATTTTGATTTATCATTTCACCATTACAGTAGATTTCAAATAAGTTAGGTTTAACACCTCTTTTTATTTTATATTGTTTTGTGCCTACATCAAACTCTATTTCAACTTCACAATCTGATTGATTGATTGTGTTTATCATTTGTTCTTTTTTAATTATTCTAAATGGTTTATTAAATAATGCCCAACATAATGCGTCAAGTAAAGTAGATTTACCAGAACCATTTTGACCAATAACAAGTGTGGTAGGCGACTTTCTTAAATCTACTTCTATGGGTGTATTACCTGTAGATAAAAAGTTTTTATATTTTATTTTTTTAAATACTATCACTCATTTGCCTCAACATATAATTCTTTTGTAACATCTTTTAATTTTTTTCTATCTAAATCGGTATCTATTTGATCTATGTAGTTATTTAAAAATGTCATAGTATCTTCACCTTGATCTAATATATCTGATCTTACTGTTGTTTTAATATCAACTGGATCCTCAACTATTTGTAATTCGTGTATATTAGTTTTATTATAAAACTTTTCAACAAATTTATTATACATTTCTTCATTTGTTTTATGTGATACAAATAATTTAACAAAACAATTTTCATAAGGTGTTAAATCAAAATTAGTATAGTCTTTTTCTCTATCATCATATATTATCTTTTTAAATATTTCTAATGGGTTAGATATTCTTTCTAATTCTCTTGTTTCAGTATCAAAGATATGAAAACCTTTAGGACAATTATAATCTGACCACATAATCTGATATTGTGTTCCTAAATAATAAATGTGACCATCATCTGATTTTTTATGAAAGTGACCTGATATAACTTTTTCAAATCGTTTAAATTGACCTCTTTCTAAACCGTGATCGTTAACTACGCCTTTGTGCATTTCAAAACCTTTTATTTCTAAATGGCCAAAACAAATATCAGCAGTAGCATTATCTATTGCGTGTATTGAATCTTCGTAGTTGTCATCACATATCCAAGGTAAAAATAACATACGACATCCACCTAACTCTATTTCTTTAGGTCCTGTATATATCCAAGGTTCGTTTACACCATCAAACGTTGTAACAAGTTGTTGAATTGAGTTTACTTCATTTGTATTTTTATAATAGGTATCGTGGTTACCTAATATAATATGAGTATCTATTTTTAGATCCCATAGTCGTTTCCAAAACTTCTTTTGAAAATTATGTGCTGTATTAAAGTTAATAAACTTTCTTCTATCAACCACGTCACCTAAATGTATTAGTGTATCAATTTTGTTTTCTACTAGATATGGAAAAAATATCTCATCATAGAAACGATTTTGATAACTTATAAATGCAGGTGAGTCGTTACGGCATCCGAAGTGTGTGTCATTCAGTAATGCTATTTTCATAACTCATAAAGTAATCTAAATTACTTGTGACTTTTTTCTTTCTTGTTTTCTTCTTTTTGTTACTATCTGCTATTTTTTGTTGTTCTTCAATAGGCATATTCTTTTTAAGAAATTCAGTAAACTGATTCTTAAACTCTTTATCTTCACCTGGTTGAAGTGTCATATCATCATAATTAGACTCTGTAATAAGTTTATTTTTAATTGTAACTTGTTTCTTCTCTTTCTGTATTCTTCTTATAAAGGCGTAATAGATGATTTGAGTAAAGTAAGCGAAAGGATTGTTTGACTTTGCTGGATTAAAGTTATCCAAATATTGTAAACAATTTTCAATACCATCACTAATCATATCATCTCTAAAAGTATAATTGATAAAATTAGGTCTATATGATAGGTGATTTGCAATCTTTAAAAAACAACTACCAATGTAATCTGATACTGGCGGTTTCTCTCGCTTTTCTTTTTTTGCTTTATGAACTGATTTTCTATAGGCTTTCATTGCCTCTAAAAATTCTTTGTTATTTACGTAATGTTCTTTTTTTGCTGCCATAATATTAATATACTATATTTCCTTTCAAATGTCAATGTTTTAAGTGTTTACAATAAATGTTTTTTTACTCCGTAACAGCATTGACTTTAAATCAAATTTATGTATAATGGAGCGTGTAGCGGGGAATTGAGGAGAATAGCTATAGATACTATTAATGTATAGTTTGATCTTCCTCATCATCATCAAATTCTTCAAGTAATTCATTAACTTTTTCATTCTGGTCGTCTGTCAATCTTTGCGATTCATACTTTTCATTATTAATCGGAACAGGTTTTTTATTATATTCACTAGAAACATTTAAATAACTTTTTGCCATTTCTACGGATGCGTTTGTAATAGTCATAATCTTATCTTTTGGTATTGTTACAATAATATCAGGAGTATAAGCACACCATTTTATTAATGCAACATAATCTTTAAATCCACTCATAGTCATTTGTGGTACATACTTAATTAATAATGGTTTAGATAATCTAACTAAATTGTGTGTTTCTGGTAACTGTTCTTTGCCTGTAGGCATTAGAGTTACAACATCTTCACCATTAACTAACTTTACAATTTTTATGTTGTGTGGAGGTTGGTGCATATTACTTTAGTTCTACGTTATGTATTTCATAGTTAAAATCTTCTTCATTGTAAATATTTATCCTTTCCCTAAAATGAGCTAAAGTGTAATTCTCTTTCTCATTGTAAGTTAAATCATCTGATATATCATATAAAGTTGCTGAAGAATCATTATCTTTTAATCTTAATCCACGACCAATAGATTGTAAATTTCTGATACGAGATTTAGAGGGACTAGAAAAAACAATGTTATGTAAATTCCTAATATTAATACCAGTAGAAAAAGTGCCGTAACTAGCAATAATGATAGCATTGTCCGACTTTTCAGTAATGAAACGTATTTTTTCTCTTTCATCTGCCTCTACTCCTCCGTGAACATAAAACACTTTTTTATCTTGTGCTTTATCTTCTATTAATTGTTTTAATATTTCACCGTGTTTTTCAACATACTGAAATAAACATAACGAATTACCTTGTAAAGACAAAGTTAAATTTCTAATGTATTTATTTCTTTTTTCGTTAGAAACCAAATAATCCATTTCTTCTTGGTATGACTTATCTTTTAAAAAATGTCTAGCGTCTTTATCGTGTTGTAATACTAAACAGAATATTTTTAAATCAGCAAGTTGTTTCTTTTCTTGTAGTTCACTTGTAGATACAACTTTATTTACTGTACCAAATAAACCTTCTAATACTAACTTATGAGTTTTAGTACCATCTAATGTACCTGTAAGACCAACTCTATATTTACATTTTTCTAATTTAGACATTATCTTTGTTAATGAAACTGCCTTAAATAAGTGTGCCTCGTCACCAATCACCATACCAAATTGTGAAAACCATTTTTTAGGTAGATTATAAATTGATTGCCAAGTAGATATAATAACTCTTTTGTTTGTTTCTTTTTCGTGTCCTTGATATATTCTGTGTACATTACGATCACTATTATAACCGTAATCTTTGAAGTCTTTAAATAACTGTTCTACTAATGATGTTGTTGGTACAATAATTAATATTTTATCTTGTTTTGTATCTTTTAATCTAATTAAATTATAGATTAACATTAAATATATTATTAATGACTTACCAGAGGCAGTAGGAGAAAGTAATAAACATCTACTCTTTTTTAATGAGTGTACAAATGCTTCTTTTTGATAATCTCTTATATCTATTTTAGGTATTTTGAGTGCCTTTACAAATCTATTTACTTCATCATCATTAACTTTAACATCTTTTATTTTAGTTCCATCAACGATTTGTATATCATTTTTTTCGCACCAATCTATAATATAAGGATATAATCCTGCATAGATTTGTCCTGTTGCATATGAAAATAATCTTATCTTACCATCCCACACACGATTACGATACTGTGGCATAAACTTAAAACCTGGTACTTCAAACGTAAAGTATTCACCAAGTTCTCGTCTAATATCAGCGTCAGCTTCTATTTTGAGATATACTTCGTTCTTCTTATCTATGATAATGTAGCGAGTGGTAGTCATTTTTAGATAGCGCCACTAGTAAACTTTCTCCAGTCTATGGCGTTTTTTATTGTAAAAGTTCTATTAGAAACTTGTCTAATAGTTCTATCTAAAAAGTCAACAACGGTTTCCAAATATTTAACTTTTTGAGTTGCCTTTTGCATTTCTTCATCTGCTTCAATATATTTGTCAACGTCTTGTTTTAAAATTTTTAGATTAAAAGGTTTAAGTTGATATACAGCAGGATCAGATTTACCTGTGTAATACTCCCACTTGTTTCTTTTTAATATTTTATATTCATCTTCAGCACGTGTTAACAACAACTTAAACTTTGTTAAGTGTTTCATATACTGATTGTGTAATTGAGGTGTTTTTAATGACTCTAAATCTAGTTCAGTATCATTAATTTTTAGGTCCTTATCGGCCTGTTCTTGTAATTGTTCTAAATCCATAATATCTCCATTCTATATAGTATATCACAAAACTGTCAATAAATCAAGTTTATGATGTAGTTATGCTAGTTCGTCCTGCATTTGTTGAGGCAAAGTCATAAATTTTATAATCAAACGTAACTGTTGCCGTCAAGTAATC